GCGCTCTGGTCGATCCGGCAGTGCAGCCTCACGGTGGGCAGGTCCACCGGTTCGGCCGCCGGCGGCGTCACGATCTGGACGGTGCTCAACATCGGGCCGGTCCTCGATCTTTCGTTCCACCACGCGGGTGATGTCGCGCCGCTCTCGGGTCAGGTATTGGTCGGAGCGCATCAGAAGATCTCCGGCCGCCCGACCAGCATCACCGTGGCCCCACTGGACTGTGTGACCGGCGAGCCTGATGTGCCGCTGCGGACCTTGATCGCATTGATGCCGCGCCACTCGTACGAGGCATGGCTGTTGAGCATGACGAACGCGCCGGCCGGAGGCGAGGTGATGGTCACCGCGTTGCCACCATCGTCGTAGAGTTCGGCCCAGGTCACGCCGCCGTCGATGGAGACCTGGAAGGTGATCGAGGCCGCGGTCCAGCCCGACGGCACCAGGATGCCGGCGAGGGTATCGCCGCCCATCATCACCCCGCCGGCGACCGCGGGGCTTGTCCCCGGCGCGCCGCTGTCCAGCAACGTGTAGGAACTGGACAGGCTCTGGCCCGCGGCGATGATCGCGCCGTAGACGTTGAGGACGACGGGGATCGCCATCAGACGCGATCCGTCGAGACCGCCATCGTGTCGAGATAGAGCGTGCCGACGCCGGTGCCCGAGGCCTTGTAGCAACTCGCGTACATCTGCAGGACCGAGTTCGGGCTGACCGCGGCGAACGCGACCGACCCCACCGCATTCACCCGCGTGCCGTCGATATAGAACGCGATGTCGGCGACGTTCGTGGCGTCGATCCGGAACAGATGGTAGGCATCGGCCACCAGGGTCACGCCGGACGACACCGAGGTGGTGGTCGTGCCGTCATAGCTCTGGCAGTTGACCAAGCCGCTCGCCTTGGCCTCGAACCGCAGATAGTACGAGGCGTTGTCGGGACCATCGATCCAGGCGCTTTGCAGCCCCCACACCATTTCGACAGCGGCGGCGCTCGGCACCACATGCATCGCCGCCCGGCTTTCGAATACCAAATTCTTGGTCACATCCCAGTTGAGCTGATCGCCGGCGTAGATCGCGGCGTCTTCCTTTTCCGACGTGGTGGTCAAGGTGCAAGCCACGACCCCGCCGGCCGAGTTGGCGACCACGGCAACGGTCGGAGGGCCGGAGCCGACGATCTTCTTGACCCAGGCATAGCCGGCGACAGGCGACCCGGCGGCGGGAATGCCGGCGGTGTGCCCGGCCCCGGCAAAGTCGTCTTCCAGGATCGCAGGTTGCAGCCTGAGCAGCGTCTCCGCTGTATTCGTGTCGTAGAACGAGCGCGTATTGCCGTCCGCGTCCCGGATCGTGCCAGGGATTGTCGTCATCGAGGATCTCCAGACAAAGGCCGGACGAAGCAGGGGCGGCCGAAGCCGCCGCCGTCAGACGTTCGCCGTGGGCGGGTTCAACTGCGCGAAGCGGATCGGCGCCAGGATCAGCAGCGCGGACGTGATGTTGGCCGCGTTCGATGCGCCGGTGCTCACCGCGAGGTGGTTGAACTTGTTGTTGATGTCCATGCTCTCGATCGGATCGATCTCAAACAGCACCAGCTTCGACTTCGTCCCCGCATCGGTCGTGTATGACGTCGCGGCGGCGACGATGGTCAGCACGTCCGACGGGACGGTATCGGTGTCGAGATCGACCGCGATCGGGGCGCCGGCCGTCAGCGCCTTGGAGTTGGTGCCGAGATCGTCGGTCGCCTGCAGCGGCGACAGCAGGATCGTCGCGGCGTTGCCCTGGTTGATGTAAAAGACGATGAACGCCTTGTGGGCATTCGCCAGCGAGACGTAGGCGGATGTCCGCCCGGCGGCGTCCGCGGCGGGCTTGAGCAGGGAAATGACCTGGGTGTTTTCCCAGAGTCTCCATTGGCGGGCCATAGGGGGCGCACTCCTGTTTGGGCGGGGGCGGTGCCCCAAGGTCAGAAAGAGGTCAGGCACCTGGCGGAGCAAGTGCCTGAGTAGCCGCGGTCAGCGGCTGGCCAGCACGACGAACGGGCTTTTCGTCTGCGTGCCCTGATAGGGCGTGAGCGGCGCCTGCCAGATCGGCTGACCATCGCAGCGATAGGTGATGCGAAACGTCATCTCGTCGGTCAGGAAGCGAACATGGATGCTGCTCATCTGCTGCATCGTGTTCTTGTCCGCCATCACATATTGGCTCAGGTCCGCCAGCATCACGTCGCCCGTGGTGCCGAGGGTGGGCGCATATTCGACCGGAATCACCGGGCGGCCGAACAGCGTGGCATAGGGTTTTTCCGACATGCCGCCGGGCGGCAGATAGACCGGGACGCCGGCGGTGCCGATGACCTGGTTGACCTGATAGAGCTGCCGCTCCACGTCCTGATTGATGAACCAGACCGCGGTGAAGCGGGACCGCGCCCACATGCGCGACCACATATTGATCAGGTTCTGGTACAGGACGGTCTGGGTCGCCTGGCCCTTTTCCGTGGGCACGGTGATGATCGCGTTCGAATTCAGGATCCCCTGCGGCATGCCGGCGCCGGTGCCGCGATAGACCGAGTCCTCGATCGTGAACATGATTTCTTGCGCGAACGCTTCGTTGGCGATGCCGGTCAGCGCCGACGCGTCGGCCATCAGTTCGTCGGTGACGTACCAGATCGCCATCAGCTTCTTGAGGTCGAGTTCGATCAGGCGAAACTTCGGCTTGGTCGCGGTGGCGGCGTCGCCTTCACCGACCCAGTAGGCTTGCACACCACCCCAGCGGCTGCCGGTCGCGCGGCTGGTTTCGTCGATGCCCGGGATTTTGATCCCGTTGGCGTTGGACGAGATCTGCACCCGGAAAACCCGCTTCGCGATTTCGCCGAGGTCATAGGCGCGTTGGAGGATGCTCTCCGCGAAATCGACCTGGACCGGAAAGCCGCCGCCGGATGGATCGGTTTCGCCCATGCCCGCCGGGGCGCGCAGCCGCGCATCGGTGACGCCGGTCGTGTAGTGCCGGGCGATCGCCTTCAACTGATCGCCGAAAGAGGCGAACTTCGTCGGGTCGATCTCGCCGCTGCCACCGCTGCCGCCGCCGGCTGGCTTGGAAAGTGCGGCCTGGCGTTTCTGGGCGGCTTCGAGGTTCTTGATCCTGGACTCGATGTCCTCGATCTCCTTCTCCTTGGCCGTGAACGCCTTCTTGTCGGCGGCGAGCGATTCGAGTTCATCCACCGCCGTGCCAAGGGCCTGGCGGAGCGACAGCAGCGTGCTCATGTGATTGGGCTCCATCTGGCAGACGCCGGCCCATCCGTGGCGCTCACGAACGAGCCGCGGGGCGGCTGCGGTTTGCGGGAAAGCGGCGCCGTCACAGCGCTGCGGAACCGTTGCCCAAGCGGGTCTGCATGCCGGATCGGGGGCAGTCGATCCGGGAACGTTTACTTCAGGCCGGTGCGGGCCTTGATCGCCTTGATTCGGGCGAGGCGCGCCGCCGCCGCCTTCTCGGCCTCGGGGTCGTCTTCGTGCGACAAGGCATCGTCCGAAGGCGGCGACGCATCGAGCGCGTCCTTGACCGCATCGAGGTTGTCCATCGCGCGGTCGTAATGATCGTCGGCGACGTCGAGAGCGTCGCCCATGGCCTTCATGTGCATGTGCGCCATGCGGACGCACTTCTCATTCTCCGGCCCGAGATTGGGCCGGTCGCCGCCATCATCCGATTCGCCCGAATCGGGATCCGGCTCGCGCCGGCGCGGCCTGAAGCCCTTGAGCGCCTTGGCGATCAGCGTGGCCAGCCGTTTCTGGCCATCATCGGTATCGTCCATGCCAGCGCCCCCCTGTCCGTGAATCGAGCAGTCGGCGACATCCTTCATGCCGCAGTCTTCATCCATCGGGCGCCCGCAATTGCCGACGGCGGCCCCTCCGGCGGCCGGATCGTCCTCGCTCATGCCGTCATCGCGTCGGCGCGGTTTCGGGGCGCTGCGGGGCTTCGGCATCGTCGGTTCCCTTGCTGCTTTGCGGAGCCGTTCAAGCTCCGCCTTTGGGATCATGATTTTTCCGCCGCCGTCGAGCAGCTTCTCGGCCCATTCGACCAGCGGGCGGGTGTCGATACCTTTCGACCGGGCATCGATCAGGGCCGAGGGCAGGGCGGGGACGGGCACGACCGAAATTTCGAGAAGGGCCTGGCGCTTGAAATCGATGCCCCATTCCCGGTCCTCGTCATCCGCCCATTCGTAATCGGTGGGCAGGAAGCCGACCGACACGGCGTTGAGCCAGCCGCCGGCCACCATGCGGTAGATCGTTTCGGCAAACGGATAGATGTCCGGCGGGGCAAATTCGATATCACCCATCAGGCGCTGGTCTTCGACCATCAGGTTGCCGGCACGGCCGATGGGTGGCGACGAACTGTCGTGGGCGAAGAGTGCGACCGGGTTGCGGTTGAAATCGTGCAGCTCCCAGCCCGCCGGATCGATCGTATCGCCCATGCGGTCGACCGAGCCGTCGGAAAAGCAGAAGCGGAACGTCCTCGCTTTTTCCGGG